CCACGTTCTGAACTTCCGCAAATGTATAAGAGATTGCATTCGGTTTGTAATCACGATAACCACCATAACCGATAAAGTCACCTTGAAATACACGACCCTCAAAACCGATACGGGGTAAGCAATTAAAACAACGTATTAAGATTGAATTCAATTCAAAGTCAGGGTGATTGCGTTCAATATCCTGTATGCTATAATTGATCTTTGGGGTTCTCTTATTAAATACGGACTTCGTGCCAACAAAAAACTTTCCGTTCTCTGGATCAGTTCCCCACACAATAGCGGGTGATCCGTCAATCTTTACGGAATAATGATTGTCGGATTGAAAGGCATCTAATACAGATAGATCCCCTGTGAGGATCGTATCTTCTGGGTGTTCAAGGTGTAGATTTTTCATTATGCGTACCTTCCTGCTGGATGTGGATTTGATTTTGTATAACCGAACGATGAAAAGAACTCATCTAATAGGTTGAAGTCTAACTCTGGATTAAGTTCAAAACCCTTACCGAAGAAGTCAACTCCGCATATGTGGTCTACTCCCCACTCTTGAACCTCATCAACGAATGATTGAAAATCTTCGCATAGGTAGGCAATGTCATTGAATTTTTCAACGTTTTTGATTCTGTCTATCATTCTTTCTGTTTGGTTCATTTAGAAACTCCTTTTGTGTATGTACTTATTATAAGGGATAATGGGGGTAACTGCGACCCCCTGTGTGACAGTTTATAATTCGTCCATCATCTCCTGCATCTCTCCGAAGTCTGCCTCATCCCACTTTGCTCCGTCGGGTGTTTTGTCGTTGCCCATTTCTTTGATGCAATCAACGAACTCCCCGTAATCTCTGTAATATCTTGCTAAATTATAAAAACCTTCATCTCCTCCGATCCATAACGCACAATTCCAAGTTGTCCAGTCTGACCATCCGTTGTATTCTGTTCTTGGTGTGTCTGTAAGGTTGATTGCTGTTTGAAACATAATTTTGAAATTTGTTTTGTATACTCTTATTATAATAGATAACGGGGACTTGAGTAGTCCCCGTGTGCCAGTTCTTAAACTGTCTACTTGAATGCTGTCAACGGGTGGGGTCGGTTGTTACAGTATGAGAGAGATGTAAGATAAACTCCCATATAATTCTGAACCTCATCAAAGAGTTTAGCAACTAAATCATCATCGGTTTTGCCTTCAATGTCCCAAATACCGATTGCTTGATCTCTTTTAAATTTGAGATCCTCTATCTCTTTTTCTGTTTTGAATTTTGTATCAAATTCAAGATTTTCAACGATGAATTTCTTATTCATTAGTATGCCCTCCAGTAGTAGGCATTTTCTCCGTTGATTTGCTTAATCAAGGCATCTGCTTTTTTATTGTTCTCCTTCTCCAAATCATCACACATTTTGATTAATGCTCTCAAACCTTCAACATCCTTGTCAAATTGTTCGGTGGTGTACATAAAGAACTCCTTGTGGTGGTGTATAACTCTATTATAGAGGATAATGGGGGTAACTGTGACCCCCTTAACAATGATTTAATATTCTGAAACAATTCTCAACCATGCCCAAACTTCTCCTTTGGTTAACCAACCTCTAACGTCAGTCCACTCGTCGTCATAGTGTAGTTTGTCTCCCTTTAAAAGTGCGATCTCATAAAGACCTTCTTTCCCTCCGTAAGAATGCTCATGACAGGCAACTGATAGACCGTATCCATTATCGCAATAATACCTTACTACTTCGTCGTTAGGTCTGATTACTCTTTTTGAAGTGTACATAGTTTTGAAACTTTGTTTGTATACCTTTATTATAAAGGATAATTGGTTAGTGTGTAGTCAGTGTGTGCCACTTTATTAACTGTCACACTTCACACTCTCTTTGAATTGATTATCATTTAAAATATTCCAGTACGTCTTATAAGAAAAAGTAATACCATCAACTTCAACATCATAGGGATCAAATCCAAAATGTTTAAAATGATCGTTTACATATTCTCTGATTTTCTCTTTAAGTGTCATTTTTTGTTAATCTCTCTATAATCCAGCTGAGTTGCGATTGCCATCCCCACGGTATAAAGTGCATAGCAGCCGCCAATCAGTATAAAAAGTTCAATTCCTGTCATAGTCGTAGTTGTAAAAAAGTTGATAATAGAGATCATTCATTAGACCAACTTCAAACGATGTGCTTGCGTGTTGGTCGGTTACTCCTTCGTAACACTTTAGGATTTCGTCGTATCCGTCGAACTCATACATCACTGGCATAAGTCCTGAAATCTGTTGTTTGCGATTTCGATTTGCTTTTCTTCGTCAAGGTATGGGAATGCTTCCTGTACTTCGTCAAAGATTTGAAGTAGCATGTCTTCGTGGTGTAGTGTTGACATAATGTTTTGTTTGTATGTACTTATTATAATGGATATTGGGGACTGTGGTAGTCCCCATGTGACACTTAATTAACTGTCCACTAACTGTAGGTAATTACTTGAAAGTGTGCATTAATAAAGTCATCTTCTCTTTTTCTTTTTCTGAGTTCTTGTTCATGGAAGAATATGGTAGGTTCATCCTCTAGCATTTCTGGATTCATCCACTCAAAGAATTCATCTGCGAGTGCAAGTGAATCATTTATATCATTATTTGATAGTAGATGCTTAAATCTATCTATCACATAATCATAGATGTTGTCACGTTGACCTGAGATACGTTCTGTAGTCTCTTCGTCAGTGGTAAAGAAGTAATCCTTCATAATTTAGTGCCAAGAATGATGTTGTTAAGGTGATCGTAGGATACAAATTCTACGTCTTTAGGCAACAATGAGATTGCTGCAGCTGCGAAGTCATTAGGAAACTTCTTGAACATTCGCCAATACTTGATAGTATCGTCGTAGTCCAGATCCTCATGTGGTAACACACGGATCTCAAACACTCCACGAGTATATCTATTCGGAAATGGATTGATATACTCACGTATGTGTTCTTTTAAGAGGTGTTTCATCTTCATTTGATGTACACCTCAAAGCTACGTTCTTCACTCAAAACTTGGATGTCTTGTAGCATCTTACACATATGTGTAACATACTCTACATCCTCCTCGCATGGTTCTAACTCATAAGAGTGTTCCCAATCAACTGTGTTGTCCTTAAATACTGGTGCTCCAAACATATATCCATTCTCATCCATCGCGTATGCGTTGCCGTCAGCAACGATATAGTAGGTTTGTGGCATTGGTTTAGAAAGAGGTTGAACTTATAGTGTAGTATGTATATTGGATTTTGTCAAGTGGTTACTTCAAATAAAGATAACCACCCGCCCAATCACAGTTTTCTAACACATACTCACGATCTTTGATGACTCTTAGATCGTAACGTACATGCTTGGCAGGACCTTGCCAACCTGCAGGTTTATATACTTCACCTGTTCTCTTATCAACAAATGCGTGTACACTGCGCTGATTGTTGACCATCACGATCTTGTAGTATTTTCTACCAGACTCACACACGAAATCATAGTCAGGATTCTTCTTGATTTCTTTGATGCGGTCAGTGTAGTAGTTAACCTCCCACTCCGACGATGCACTGTGTAACTTACGCTTATAACTCTCCACACTTGTGTGAATGTAATCATTCTTAAGTGCTTTACATAACTCATTTGTCCATACTAGGACGTTCTGAGCAATTTGTAATTGAGCTTCTTGCACCTGTTTCTTTGTTTTTGGTGTAGCAGATAAATGATAAGCGGTCATAGTGTTGTACCTTTGTTTGTATACTATTATTATACACGAGCATATTGCTCATGCTACTAGCTGTGTGACACTAATATCACTGGCACAACGTGTCTATACTATTGACCCATGTCTGCTTTAATAGTTCTGATACCTTTGTACAAATATAATCATCGTTCTCTATCTCCTTCCCTCCCTGTTGATGTGCAAACAAACAGTTGTCTGAGTCTAAATGTGCCTTGAAATCTTCCTTCGTAAACCACACTAGACGTGCATCTGACTCTTCTTTGTTAATACCAAAGAATACTAGTATCT